TTATCGGCTGTTGCAATTACTGTGCGAAGGACTTGGACTAACTTTGCAGTATGGTCCAAGTCTTCAGTAATACTTAGTTTTTTTTTGAGCTAAGGATTTGGCCTAGAGATCTTGATAAATTTTGTCTTTCAATAATTCTAGCTTTTAGGAATTCTCTACGAATTGATTCTCTTTGTTCTCTGCCTGTTTCTTCCATTCCGCCTGCGGCTGGTTCAGCTGTAGCAAACTCGTCGCCCATCTCTGCTTCAGCATCAACAGTAGGCTCCATTCCTGGTTCTTCCATTCCTGGTTCTTCCATTCCTGGTTCTGCACCCATTGGAGCAGGCATTTCTTCGCCTGTTAACATGGTTACACCTTGTGTTAATGTGCCTCTTGTACTTTCAAGTGCTTGATATAGTGCCTCAAGTGCTGGTTTTACAGAATCGATAAATGTTTGTGATTGTTCTTGGCCCAATTCGTCGCGGATAGCATCACCTAGTTCTAGCATAGATTCTGTTTGCATTTCTGCAGTATCTTCCATCCATGCTGTAATGCGATCAACCATATCTTTAGCAGCCATTACTAATTCTGCTTTATCTTCTTCACCTTCTCTAACTATAGATTCATCTGCTTTCTTTTTACCTTTGACTTTTGCAATAGCTTCAGGTTTGCTCATGCCAGAGGCTACTATTCTAGCTATCCTAACATCATCAAAATCATTTTTCCCATCGCCATCTTGATCTACTTTTTTTGCTTCTTGAATGTTTCTCTCTTCAATAGCTTGATTTAGCACATCTAAAAACATTTTATTTTTTTGGTAAGAAGCATTCTTGGCAGGTGCGTCGAAGCTCTCATTAGTTTCGATTTGGCTTAATGTTGTTCGTAATTTATTCCTAGCATCTTGTAATTGTTCAAGTGTAAATGTGTCAACGTCAATAGTGGTGTTAAACATTTTGGCTAGATTTTCGTTAAGTGACTTAACTGTGGTTGGTTTAGAAATTTCTCGTAACTTCATATGAATAATCCTAATTAAACTTTACATTTATTTATCATTTAATGTAATATCAATCCTTGTAATTCTTTTTTTGAACTTTGTAATATTTGATCAGCAATTTCTAGCCTTGTCATTGTAGAAAATCTTTTATTTTTATTTTTTACGGTTGCTATTGTATGTTTATAAAAAGTACAATCATTTTGATTTTTTTCAATTGTCTTATCCAATTCAAGTATATATTTTTCATTCTTATCATTTTTTAATTTTGCTTTTACTATGGCTAGGGCAGCGGCTTTTGTGTAGGTGGTTGCAATACATGTATTGTTTTTAGTAATGTAATATAAATTATTTTTATAATTTATAATCCAGTCTTTAATTTGAATTTGATTATCTTTTACTTGTGGAATAGACGTAAGGATTTCATTTTGGAATAAAAGTTCTAATTGTTGTAAAATTTTATTTTTGTTCATTTTTCCTTATATAAACATCTGACTGATTGTTAATTTTTGTCACTAAACTTTTACGTATTAAAGAATCCGCTATAAATTGATCATGCTCTTCTAGATCTTTATAGCGTTTTGGTTTTGTATCTAATTTATCTAACAGTGTTTGTTCTTCACTACTAGTATAGATACCAAAATCTCCTAATAATTCATTTACTTTCATTTTTCTTCAGGTAATCCTTTGTGCTTAGTGCTAGCAAAATCTTTTGCATCTTTCTTTTTCATGTTGCTTGCAACTTTTGCTACTTCACCTGATGCTGGTTGCTCTCCTTTTTGTGCAGCATGTACCATACCCATAAATCGCTGTTGTTTTCGTGATACTGCTTTTTCCATTGCTGCTACTTCTACCTGTTCGCCTGGTTTGATTGTTTGGTCAACTTCTCCAGATTGTTGCGTATTTACTACAAACTTGTTACTGGTAGGATCTTTTGTAATCATTCCTGGCTTATTTGGATCCTTAGGTATCAGAGTTTGTATCTTTGTTTTTGGGTCTACCAGCGTGGTTTGCTTTGGGTCATCTGCTACTACTTGTAAAGTTTGCTCTCCTAGTATATCAGCTACTTTCATTAGTTATTCCTTTTATTCATGCTTTGTACCCTTTTAGACGCTGGGTTTACACGTTTTGTTTTTTTTGCTTTCCTAGCTAGCTTCGAGCCTAATCTAGCTTTTGTCTTTTTTAACGTTATTCTTTTTTTAACATCAATAGGTGCAAAGCATTGTGCAGGATTGCTAACTATACGACCATTCCTACGCCCGCCTGAACAACGATATTTACGGACAACAGATTGTCCTGATCTTGCCCAAACCTGCTTTTCACCTAGTATTTCGTTAACTAACATTAGCTTATCTTATCCAGTATAACCACTACTGTAGATAAGAAACCTACAATGATGGTGGCTGCAGCTCCAATAAAAACCTTTATCATTGCCTTGTTTCCTGCAAGGATGTCATTATGAACACGTTCAACTTTATCTTCGATTACAGACAATCGTTTATCAAGTTGTTGATATCTTTCTTGACATAATTCTACATGCGCTTCTAGATGCTGCTTTTCGATTTCTGTTGCAGACAATACCTTCTCCAAAAAATATATTACATTTGTATTTATTTTGTTTTTTTAATTATTATCTATAAAGATAAAACTTACATTTTTGTAATCTTCATTTTTACTTTCAAATACATTTTCTGGAAATTCTACGCTTTCATTTAAGCCAGTTGTTATTGGTACAAGATTAAAATCATTTTGCAGCATGATCTCATCAACACCAAACTCGGCTCTTTCTGACTCTAATGTTACAATCCAATATTTTTGTCTATCTTTATATTTTTTTCCTAAAGCCAACTGTGCAATACCCCCGTGTTTTTGTTCAATAGACACTGGTCGTAGATTAGTCCTTAGAGTTGCAGTGTTAAATAAAGTGTTAAGGTTTGCTTGCTGTGAATATTTTTTTGTGTCACCGTCTCTTTTTTCTCTTGTCTCGGTGACGTCAACAAGAGTAATAATTTGTAGTCTCATGCAGTTATTTACAGGTCAAAAAAAAAGCACCATGTAAAAATGGTGCTTTTCAAATTAATTTATATTAGAATAAATTATCTAGCTGGTTCAAAGACTGCTACTATTGCTACTGTTGCACCAGTGGTTCCTGCTGCGTCAGTTGCATCAAATGTTCCGTTACCTTGTACACGAAGCATAGCTGGTGATGTACCAGCTGTCCAAATTGCAGCTCCATCTACTGTACCTACGCCACCGATTGTGAATGCATCACCTGTGTTGGCAGGTAATGTACCATCTTCACCACCTGGTAATGTAATATTGTTGATAACAGCGCCTAACTCAGCATCAGTCAAAGATGCTTTAGTTACGCTAACAATATACTCTTTACCTACACCTGATTGACTACCTTGGTGCTTTAAATAATTTGCGGCAATATCCGTTCCTACTAAACTTGGCATTTTTTTCTCCTTTTAATTCATATGCCTTATGCCTATAAGGCTTCTAAACTTATTTATCATCTGTGAATCAAAACTTTTTGTTACGCTGTTTTTTAGCTCTTTTTTGTAAAGATTTAAGCATGTTTATATAAGTAGGTCCTGCTGTTACAATGTCATCCATTATTTCAACTACAGGAGAGTAAGCCCTAACCATATTACTGGGTATTGCCTTACCTTCTCTTGTGTTTTGTAGGAAATTTTTGATTAATATTAAATTTTCTGGCTTTGCTAATAAGCGATAATAGGTCAAGTCTTGACTAGTTGTAACAACATCAGGCTTACTAACGGTTGGTTCAGGATCAGCTTGCCATTGACTTTCTAAATCAAAGTGATTAATTAATTTTTCAAAGTCTTCTATTATATCACTGTTACGTAATTTTGCTCGTGCTGCAAATAACAATCTGGTAGCAATGGCTTTTTGCCTACGTTTATCCTGCTTGTTAAGCTTGCCAACGCTTCTCCTAATTTCTTTGTAATCGCTGTTGTTTATATGAAGGCCATTCTCTAACCTTATAAACATTTGTTGGACCATAAAGGGCCTATTACCATTTGAAACTTTTGCAAAGTAATCTATTACATCTGGTAATGGTAATGCGGTCGAAGCCTGGGCTCTTTGTGCAGCTTCGAGATCTTTTAATTTTCCTAATGCATGTTCGTCGCCATTTAAAAAATATAGGAAATTGTAAGCATCAGTGCCGCTTATCTTAAAATGTTTAAAATTATCATATTTTGTGCGCCTACAATAATTTTGTACAAAGTGTGTGCTGTAGGGCATTTCCCGCATCATTTCTAATATTAACATAATTAGATAGAACTTTTCGCAGCAATCATTATATGTCAAAGTTTTTTGATTGCTTTCATCACGAGTCATTCGACCTTCGTTTAAATCTTTAAGGAAATCCATACTATCTTTCTACTGCTCTATTTGCGGCTGTGAATCCACCTCTATCTACTAACTTTATTGCACCTTCTGGATGAGCCATTACAAAGCCTTCTCCGCCTGGATTATCATTTATATAAGCTTTTACAGGTACATCTTGTGCTTCTAACTGATTTATAATATCGTGTTTTACATTTTGTATACCTGCGACAATTTGCCAAATAGCTGCAAAGCCTGCTTGTTGCTTGCCAATATACTCTGCTATTTTACCTTTTTTATTTTGACTAACTTTACTAGTAGATAACCATTCAAGGAAATCTGTACCTAAATTTTCCATGCCTGTATCAACTTTACTGTTTACATATGTATATAGAATGCTAGGAAAATCTGTAATTTTCATTGCTGTTAGTGTATTTTTATTTAACAGTTTATCAATTGCAGCCGCATTTTTGCTAGTCAAGGCTTGTAAATTTTTTATTTCATTATCGTTTACTTGTGGTGCCTCTTGTATCGTAACAGGTGGTACGACTAAAACTTCATGACCTTTGAAGAATGTTACAGGATCTATCTTTAAACTAGTTTCGTTTCCATTAATATCAATTTCATTATGAATCACTACAGCAGATTTACTTTTAGCAATTTGCATTCCAAGTACACTCTTTGCATCAACTGTATAAGTTACTATATTTGGTTTGAAAGTAAAATTACCTTTGTTAAGTAATGGAGTGTTGTAGTAAAGCAAATCGCCTTTAAAGTACCCTACATGGTTTCGTGGAGTGGCCTTTTCATACTCGTCAAAGATATCCCGCATGTTACCGGCAAACAGTCTGTAGGAATCTTCAGGTTCTATACCTTTACTTAATTTCCTATTTAAAATCATTTTTTCTAAATCTTTAGAACTGGTACTCTTTCCGTCATAACCTTTTGCACTAAAACCACTTTTATCAGTCAAAACAAATTCGCCTTGTTCATTCCTTCCAAAAATAATAGCAGGAGACCCATCCCACTTTACAGTTACGTCGGTATGTCCACCTTGTTCGAGATTTTTTAAAGCCTCTATTGCCCGTTTAGCACCTTTACTTCCTTCCCAGAAGACTATATCTTCAGCATGCTGGATCCGTGCTCCTTCCATCAATGGTATTGAGTTGGACTGATAAAATTCAAAAAATCTCATATTCCGGCTAGCTCCCTGATACGCCGGATCTCCGTGCCTTCTGGTAGTGTGAGTCTGTCTCTTTCAAATGCAGTACGAGCATCTGCAGTAATTTGTTCTAGATCGCTTCTTCCTCTGATAGCATCATATATACTGGTAACAGTTTCTAAACTTTTCGCATCGTTATTTTTACCAAGTAACATTTTTGCTATCTCATCGGGTTGATCTGAAATAACATCGTCAGTTGCCCTATCAATTAATCCTCGCAGGTAACTCCATTTCATTCCTTGTGCTTTAGCAATACTAGCTAAAAGTAAATGCCTATGTTTACCTTTGTATTGGCTGCCACCAGGTTCACCACGCATACTCCATTTTAACCATTCAGGATTTCCAAACATTAAATCCGTTTGCACAAATCCTAGTGACTCATCGCCGTTTATTGGTGTTTTAAAGTGTACATTGATGCCGGACTTGGCAATCCATTCTTTTGGATTTTTTCCATTTTGTTTACACCAAGCAGATAATTTTTGTACCATTTCATCTTTTGATACATCATCTATGTTGACAGCAACATCTAGATCACCTGAAGTGTCTGCTACGCCAGTACTACCTAACTTAAAATCATTATGTGGCAATCCTGTAATTTTTTCTAGCCAAGCAAGTGTAGTTTCAACATCAACCCTATCTATCCTTTTGGTGGCTAGTGATTTATCTGGATTTTTAAATACATTACCACCTTCTTTTAGAAGCATTAAAGTTTCCTTTTATTCTCAATAATACGTTGTATTCCTCTTTTAAATTTTTTTGGATCAGCTGAGCGGATACTGTTGATAAATCTTTTTTCTAATTCAGCAGCTTCTGCAGGCGAATAATTTTCATAAATTAAATTAATTAAATTTATAGAACTATTAATAATATTATTAGCTGTTGAATCAATGATTAAATCATTATTTTTATTCAAAGCAAGATGATTCAATTCTTGCAATATAGATCTAGTTTGTTTTCGCATACACGTATCCTCTTATTGTATTTATTTTAAAATGTTACACAAAGAGGCTACTAATAGATTCTTCATTGGTTACACGACGTATAGCTTCTCCAAACAAATTAGCTACACTTACTTGCCTTACCCTACAACCATCTTCACAGTGATCTGCAATCGTATCAGTGATAACTAGCTCAGTTAAAACGCTCTCTCTTACCCTAATACAGGCACTACGACTTAATACACCATGTGTAATGTAGGCCTTTACATCAATTGCACCTGCATCCATAATGGCTTTTGCAGCATTGCATAATGTACCTCCACTGTCTACGATATCATCTACTAGGATAGCATGTCGACCTTCCACATCTCCTATTAAATGCATTACTTCACTCTTACCTGCTGCAGGTCTACGCTTGTCAACAATAGCAATGTTACCATGGAATGCGTCTGCAAACTTACGAGCACGGACAGCACCACCTGCATCTGGACTTACAAACACATATTCACTACTGTCTTTTTGATGTTCCTTAATATCTCTTGCAAAGATAATCCTGCTAGTAAGATCATCAACAGGAATGTCAAAGAACCCTTGTATCTGTCCGGCGTGTAAATCCATAGTCAGTACACGATCGGCACCTGCTGTCGTAAGTAGGTCAGCAACTAGTTTTGCTGTAATCGGTGTGCGGCTTGCACTCTTACGATCTTGTCTAGCATATCCAAAATATGGAATGACTGCTGTAATACGTTGTGCAGAACTACGTTTAGCTGCATCAATCATAACCATGAGTTCCATTAGGTTATCGTTGACCGGAGTGCTGGTAGATTGGATTATAAAAACATCTTCTCCTCGGATATTTTCTAAGAATTCTACAGAAGTTTCTCCGTCTGAAAACCTGTCAATCTTAGCCGGTACAAGTGTACTAAAACTATGCTCTGCAATTGCGTTTGCAAGAGGCTGATTTGAATTTCCTGCGATTAGTTTCATTATTCTTTAGATTAAGGTTAAATTATTATGTTACTGTAAAAAGTTATTTACGTCAACCTAATAATATATCAAGGATGTTTTGATTAGATATATCTGCGATCTTGGCACCGCAAGCTTCGGCTTCTTTTGCAAGCAATTTATGTTCATTGTTGTTACAGATACTTACAAAAAAATCACAGGCCTTAAACCATCCTGCAAGTTCTTGATCAGTTTGATAACTTACAAAGATTGTATCAGGTAGATCGTTAAGTGCGGAATGGGCAAGCACGACACAAGTCGCTCTAGCAGGTAGTTCAAGTTCGCAAAATTCAGCAAGCTGTTCTTCTGCACACCCTAGACTAACTGTAATTACTATTGGTCTACCGCAGTATAATGTAGCAGGATTTTCTCTGTTCCATATCGTACGGTCAATATCATTATCTTCCATAACAAAATATTTATGTTGATTTTTTATTACAGATAATTTATAATGATAAATAGTTTTGTGCATTTGCACAGTTACACACAAACATTTACACACATAGAAGGAGACACAAATGAACATTGTAACATCAATTTTTGATTGGTTGAATGGCAGCGCCAGTGAGCGAGATCGCGAACTAAAAACTTTCGTAAAATCAGAATATAAACATGATTGGGAATATGCTTTTAATACCCTAAAAGAAAGCCGACAGCTACCTCTTCTAGAGGATAGATGGAATGTTAGATAAGCTACGAGCATTAGGAAAACGTTTGCTTGCAGCTATTGAAAAAAGCCAAATGCGTAGGGCTCGTCGTGAGATGGAGCAAGGCGGATGGAGCTAGATCAATTTTCTTTTAAAGAAATTGGTCATAACATACTTGGCCCCAATCGAAACAGTTGGGGCTATGTATATACAATTGCAATATTTGCAAGAGATGATATCATTATTAAAACTATTACACCAAGTAAAACAAAAATAATTAAAAGATTTAGTTGTTGGAATGACGCTGCAGATTATGTAGAACTGATAAATGCAGATAGACGTTATTAATTTGCATCCACCCACTGGGCACTTTGGCCATCATCATAATATATTTTAAGCTTACCATCGGCAGAATTCCACCATAAATCTCCTTGACTAGGATTACTAGGGGAATTGTCTGACACAATTGCCTGTGCTGAAGCGGTTTGTTGTTGTGGTAAATCAGTTGGTACAAATGCACTAACAGTTTGATCCCAACTGAGTACCTTTCCTTGTCCATTATCTGCATCTAGCGTAACTGAATTAGGATCAACATCAGTGAGATCAAATACCGTTGATATTGAACTGCCTGTAGATAATCCATCCAAGGCATCAGCAAGTATTTTTTCATTGACAAGAAGGAAACCGCCTTTTGTTTCCTTGTTGTACAATCTTAAAGAATCATTGTCATTGTCGAAATAAATTTCTCCACGTGACCCTACGTTATTTTCTAGAAAATCAGTTTCTCTTGGAATAACCCTAATCCTATTTACAATCGGCGATGATGACATAAAAAATCCTCTTTACGATATTTATCGTGTAATGTTGGTAAATATATTTGACATTTGTTTTAGAATGTTATATATTATTTTTTTACACACACAGAGGAGTACAACATGACCAAAAATAATTATACCAACCAAACCTTTGACCAAATGAATGATATGATGAAGAACTTCATGCCCGTGGTAAAGCCTAATAAGAATGGATATGAAATCCGGACTAAAGTGCTAGAAATGGCACAAAACCAAATGTGGCAAGACTACCATGCAAAATGGGGAGCTTGGGAAACTAAGATCTCTAAGGACGGAGACGAAATTGTTACAGAAGTAAAGATGCCCGAAGTACCTGGTGTAGAGTCAGTTTTATCAGCAGCAGAAAGAATGTATGCATTCGTCACTGGTAATAATAAATAAGTTGTAACTGAAAGACCCTAAATAGGAAACGAGAGCATAGCTCGGGAAATATTAATTTATCAAGAAAGCCCCTAGCAATTAAATCTAATAGCTCGCTTGAGCGAGGCACTGTTTAACTGTTGTTAGGGGTTAACCGCCTCTATATCTTTAGGTATATGTCTAATAGGATAGCAAAAAATATTTGAATAAAAAATAATATAAAAAGTGTGCTAATAAATTTTCTCGTTGCACATCCTTTACAAACCTCTCTAATCAACTTTACATCATCTTTTAATTTATGCAGCAACATAAGTTTAACTTACTTTTAAATATAAAACTATTCTACATACCCATTTACAACTAAAATTTTGAAAATCCCCACTACAATGAATTTGATATGGATTTAAAGATTCAATTGATCCTAACTTCATTTTACTAACTTTTTCTATATCTAAGCCTAGTTGTAACTTCTTAAAATGACTTTGAAAATGATTAAAAATTGTAGGATCCTCTTCGTATAAAAATTTTTCATTGTGTTTATTTATGATATTTAATTCCTTGTCTTCTAGGTTATACGAATTATAAGTTAGATTATTTTTTAATAATAACCTTGTGTATTCATAACCGCCTTCTGTGTAATAATTATAATGCTGCTTAAATTTAACCAAATAGGTTATCAGAGATGAAGTATCATCATATTCTGTATCAAATGCTAACGGAATAATAAATATTTTCGCAATGCAGTATTTTTTATTATCTAAAAAAGGTAAATGGCCATCTATATGTGTATGAGTTGGTTGAACCAGTTTACACAAATGGATGTCTATATGATAATCTTGTTGAAATTCTAAATATTGTTCTAATTTATCCATTAACTTTGTTTTAATATCAGTTGACCTAATTGAACTTATACTTTGTTCTCGCCCGAAAACGTCAACATGATTTTGCCTCTCAGCATACCAAATATCTAAAAGGTCTTTTTGATCTAGAAAATTATCAAGACTTAGATTAAAATCCTTAGATTTATTTTTAATGAAATTTCTATAATTTTTAATTTCAGTATATGAAAAATTCGACAAAGTTTCTGAAGACATTTTTTCCTGTTAACAATTCACCACTAGCATGATATTGTGTTGGATTAAACAACAGAGCATCATTTACAGAATAATTCAGCATTGATTGGAAATCCTGTAATATTAGATTATAAGTTTCTGCATTTAGTGTATAGCTTTTCCTGGTTAGCTTATTTATATATCCTGTAATTGAATTTTTATTTTCTACTGGTAGATAAGTTTTTATTACTTTGCATGATTCATTAGTAATACCATTGTAAAATTTTCCTTGATTAATCTTGCTCCATTCAATATTTTCGCCTAGAAAATAATTTAAGAATATCAAATAGTTTTCGTCTTGTGCAGAACTAGCTAATAAATTTAATTTGCCTTTACAATCATAAATAAATGTTTTACTTGTGTGCAAAGAATAGTTGACACCTAATGCGTGGCCATCTGTGTGGAAATTAAGTGAAGATCCTATTGTCCTATGCCGTCCAAGCACCTTTTCTATTCTATTTAATTTAAGGTATTCACATAAAGCATTGTTAACTTTTTTATCAGCTCTAAATCGTAATGTTATATCAAACATAGCACCTATTTCATCACCCTCATTTTTGTTTAGGATTGGAAATTTGCTTTTGTCAATAACGTAATCAGCAAATAAATCTTTTAGCACTATTGGCTTATAAAAGTTAGCCTTTTGTTTTTGTGTAGAGTTCATAAATTACCTTAACATCGTGAGTTAACAGTTTTTGTTTTTTTAATTTTTTTAAAAAATCATAAAATAAATCTTTACTAAAACTTACATTATTAACCTTTAAAGATTTTTCAAAACAACCTTTTGCATCGAATTGACTAATTTCTCTTATATTAAATTTTTTACAGAGCTTAAAAAAATCTTTTTCACCTCCTAGTGAGTTTTTGTCGATAGTTAAATGTAAAGTTAATTTTATTCTATTTCTTCTACATAATAGAAAAAAATCTTCTATAAAATTTAATTTTGTTTCGATATCATTTGATGTTAATTGTAATGTTGCATAGTCTAATCTTTTATCAATATCTGATTTAAGCGTTAGATAAGATCCGGTTAAAATTGTATTATCAACGTTGGTAACATCATTTAGATTTACAAATTCTATAGCATCGAATTTCTTGGTACTTGTAATTACGTCAATGTAGGATTTATTTTTTGACGTAATCTGGCATACTCTATTGTGATACCAATATTTACTTAGGTCTAAATTAAAGAAACTTAATTTTTTTAATGGTGTGACTGGAAAATCATTTAATATTTTAAATTGCATTTCCGGATATAAAATTGCGAATTTTTCTAAAAAAATTTGTGATAATTGATCTTCATTTCTCACTAAGAAAATTTCTTCATAATCTACAAGGCATTCAGTAGCTCCTTGTAGTAGGGTTAAAAAATTATCTTCATCACTTAAATATTTTTTCAATTCACATGCAGCGTTTTTATTGTGTAAAAAAGATTCATTTTTTCTTAAGGATAGATTTCTATTTTTAGGTGGTGGATATATTTTTTTACCACCTAATTCTATAATTTTATTGAGTTGCCAGTTTAGGTCAAAAAGATATATATCATCATTAAAATAATTAGCATGGATTAGGAAATTTATTGGAAAGTATTCAACTGGATGTAAAGGTAAATTTACAATCGCTTTCATACACTCCTTGCAACAATAATCACAATTTCATCGCTTAATAAATTTTTTGTTATTACATTTTTGAGCAACTGTAAATTCTCATCATTCAAATCAGTAATCCGTCTTTGATTTACTATAATATTGGCTTGTTGCAGTATAGTGACTAATTCTTGTTCATTTTCATCGTTTGGTCCACTATATAAAACAGCTTCCATAAATTACCTTTCTAAGTAAAGCACACCTGTTAACATGTATTTATAAAGTTTCTCTTTATGATGGTATGATCCATGTAAATTATTACAAGGAAATACATGACAACTTCCATGGATAAAAGGTAGAATTTTATAAGTTTTTAGACCAGCTAGTTCTTTATCGTTACCAACATGTCCGTCTAAACCTAAGTCTAAGTCAGGCTTTGTATATTCTCTTGTATTGTTTTCTATACTATACAAAATAGGAATACTGACCAGCTTATCAATATCTACAAGATGAAACATATTATGTGTTTTTTTAATGTAGAAATCATTTGTAGGTAAATTTTTATTATAATAAATTGTATCATTACCATCTGAACAACATATGTTAAATCTTGTAATTACTTTTCCATGTTTACTTAGCCCGTTATCACTGTCAGTATGCGGAGGGTGTCCTCCTTCTTTAACCTTTTTTAGATATGCATTATATTTTACGTTTAATGGCAATTTTAAAATAGAAAATAAATTTTTAAAATCCGAAAAATAATCTTGTATCAAATCCTGTGTTGCAATTGGATAATGACTGTTATTTAAATCAAATTCGCTATGGTTACTATTGTTTATAATAGGTATGCAACCGTCACTATATTTGCTAATTATATTTTCAAAATCAAACTTTATAAAATCTTGCAAAAAAATTTTAGTTTTATTTTCATGCATAATAATTATCTATAATAGCTTTGAAGTCTACCTTTCTTTTCTCTTTCACTAGATCACAATAATCAAAAAATGTGTTTTTGTAATGTTCACCAATGAAGTCTTCTTGTGAGAAGACATTTGATAAGGTATGATAATCAGCATTATTCATCAAATTTTTAACGTCATTTAAGATTTTTTGCTTCAAATTTTTATCTAGTATAGCTGGATGTACATAGCTGTTAGATTTATTAACTCCTGTTGCATAGCTATCTGTTATTGCATATCTAAAATTATAATAGATCCCCAATGTTTCGGCCCATGATATAAAATCTTTCAAACCTAACGCACTAAATGAACTAATCGTATAAACTAAGTTAAGCTCTATTGTTTTATAATTAGTAGCCAACTCATTAAATTTATCAATTATTTTTGTGACTTTATCCCATTTCGCAGGATATCTTACAAAATTAAATACATCATTTGTGCCATCTATACTAAGATTAATAACACTGCGTTTAAATTTAGGTAAAACCATTTCTAGTGTTTTATTAAAGATTGTACCATTTGTAAAGATATGTAGCTGTATTGTTTGCAGCTCTTTTGATTTTGTATTGACATAATTAAAAAAATCCCTATGTATCAACGGTTCGCCTCCATACAATGTAATTTTTTTTGCAGTATTCTTATTATATGCAATAAAATCATCGAATATTTTTTTTACTGCAATTAAATCTAATTTTTCTTCAGGATAATATACAGCATTTTTTTGATATCTGCTAAAAGCGTCAACATCTTCATTCCATTTACTACTAAAATGAGCGGAACACATAATACATTTCAAATTACATGTAGTGCTAAGTTTTAATTGTAATTCGGACGGAAATCTTCTTGGAATTTTAATTACACCTTTTGAGTTAATTGTATCTTGTCTAAGGCTTCTTATATTATTAGATTCTTGTGCAAAACAAAAACTACAATTTTGTGGTGGTTTAGCATTAGGTAATAACATTTGTTGTCTTAGACTGTTCATTTTTTTAGAATTCCAAAAAGCTACCCAAGACTCTTCTTTATTTTCATAGGTATCCCCTGATACACAACATAATCGCGCATTATTTCCTTGCACTTCTAGATTAAAAAATGGTATAGGACAATAATTTTTCATTTTTTATTAATATAAAGGTTTAATCTAAGACATAATTTCGCATCAAAGTCCTTAAAATCACCACTACAATGTGTTTGATATGGATTTTGGACTAAAAACTCTCCATCTTTAAAATTATAGATATTTTCTATAGTCAGTCCGTGCAAACAATTGAACAGAACCAAATCTAAATTAGGCAAGACCTTAGATGCTTCCTCTCTAAAATCAGTATATGCATCTACCATTTTCCTAAAGAAAACAATATTTTGTTTAGTGATCCAACTGTTTTGTAAATTGAGCAAAAGAGTATTACCGTTATTATCTTCTATAGGTAAATCTTCAATGCCTGCTTTGTTGAAGTAATGTTTTCCTATAAAACGTTCATAAAATTGTGTTTGTTTAAATTCTTGTATTTGCTTTTTACGTAAAAAAGTTTTGTTAAATTCTAATCCGCCTAGCGAAGCTGTATAATTTAAATGTTGCTGAAATAATGTAAAAATTACGTTATCAAAAGAAAAATTTATATTGTTATTTTTAATTATACACAATGGTATGAGTATTGTTTTAATTAAATATCCGCCTTCTTTACCATAAACAAGGTGTCCATCTATATGCGGCATAGTTGGTTCAACAATATATAATACACATGGATCGCTTAAATGCAGTTTAAAATTTTGGATTGGGAAATCTAATAAATGTGGTAAAATAAATTCCTGTATTGAATTGCGAAATATCGACGGACAAGGTAACGTAAATGATACACCCTTAGATACCTTACTTTTGTTTACATCCCTTGTTAATTCCCATATATGATTTTCAAAATAGTTAACAATTTGTTTTCTAATGGCCTTAGGTATAACATTACTGAAAATTTTATTTGGAAATTTTATTTCATCCTTTAATCTGCTATAAAACACCTTATCCATTTTTCAAAAGATTTTCTAGATTATCTATAATAATTTTAGTATCAATAGAGACTGAATTGATTTTTTCACTTTTTAAATTGATATTGTTATGACCTAACGAAATAGGCGAAGTAACACTCCACAAAACAATACCATTAATTGATTTTTCAAAATTTGCTGCTGCATGAGGTACCATACTATCAATACTAACAAACGCAGCGGCATTTTTAATCGTTTCTATTAAATTTAGGATATTTTCATTTTCTACTTGTCCTACTCTCTCATAAGCAAAAATTTCTTTATCATAAAAATCTACTGAGGTTCGGACAATAATGACCCAATAATTCCGGAAATGCTCAAGGATGCTACAAATGATTTCTTTAGAGTTATCGCAAGATCTAGGATCATTTACAGCCCTATTACCTTCAACAGTGCTACCGCCTTGTAATTGAATAATAATATAAGGAGATTTTATTGTGTTTTTTAATTTTTCTACGTAATTTTTATTTAAATCTGTAGTCTTAACTTCATTTAAAATAGTCTGTGGATCAACTGATAATTTTAATTCTAATTGCTCATATAATGATTCATAAAAATGGACATCATGATACCAATACGAACTAAGATAAGGTTCAGTGTAAACTATATTATCAAAATAATCCTTATAGTCTGATGGTACTTTTTGAGACGGGCCTGGTATAGGGATAACATTTTGCACAGCTCTATGATTTTTAAACAACTCCATCCATATAGCTGGGCACATAATACTAATTTTTCTTCTATCTTTTTTTGCCAAAGCACTCACTGCACCTGAAAACAAGATGTTTTTGCCTAAACCTCCTTGGATTCCATAAAGAGTTGTTTTTGGTATTTCATTATTCATCTAAATTTAGGTCCTTGTATCCAGCATATAAAACCAAATCTATTACCCCGAGTAATTTCGGTTACTTCGTGCTCTAAAAAGGTAGGAAATATTAAAATACTTCCTTTTTCTTTTTGATGAGAAGGTTGTTGTATTTTATCAGTTTGACCTAACAATGTTTCTCCACCGTCATAATCGGACTCGTCTGATAATTGTATGATTACTGTAAGTTTTCTATCATAATAATTGTTATCCCAATGATTTGTATCATCGTGTGGCTGGAACCAATCGCCTGGTCTATACCACATTAATTGTTTGCTCATTATTCCATAGCTAATATCTAAGAAAAAATTGTTAACATTTGCATAAAATGTATAGTCTAAAATTTTTTTATCTAACCAGTCTATTTTGTCTGGTAAGAACATATGTTTTCTAGACCTTTTTTCTCTAAAGTACTTAAACCAAGGATTATTTTCATCAACTTGATTTTCAACGAAACATTCATCTTCGTTCCACATATCTAGTAACAGCTTACACTCATTGTCATCAAATGCATGCCTCTCAAAATAATACGGTTTCCTGACATCGTTCATTTGATCGTAATTATGATGTTCTAAAATATCTTTCGAAGCTGCTAATTCTAAAGGATGTTGTATCATGTTAACCTTAAAAAAATACAATAAAGCTATATCTTGTTTTTATTTTTGGATGGAAAAATTTTACCATATGTTCTCTAGCAGGATACAAAGATTGTTGTGTACCTAGGAATATAGCACTCGTTTTAGGTGTCCTAAATAATGGCATCCATTTTCCTGTTGAATCATCTCTAGATACTAATCCAGGATGTGTTGAATTGACCAAAGAAAAAGTTTTATTATCTTTGTGCATACCCATGTGTGGGTAAGACTTTTTGCTAGTAGCTGTAGGATTTCTTTTATAATATTTTAAGAAATTGTAACTTAAAGATGCTGTATTTACATCCTTATTGATTCCTAAACCTTCGGCTAATCCGCTGAAAATTTCTACAACTGTTTCAAAGTAGACATCAATTAATTTATTAAAGTCGTCTTTGCCATCGGTTAGCTCAAAATTGTAAGATACTGTGGTAGTCTTATCATTTTCAAAATTATAAAAATTTCTTTGAATTTGCGCTTCTGTTTTAACTCTATCGAGATGTAATTTATCCCAATTCAATAAACTAGGCTGGTCTGGTATGTCAAAGTTATCATAAAGTTTAGGAGCCAAATTTAAAATGTCCATAATAATTTCATCTTGTTCGTAAAAACAATAACTATACTTTTTAATGAAAGCAAGCATGTCATTCATCTAAATTTAGGTCCTGTAGCAAAAGCAAGCAAAATTTTCTTATTACCCTTTGTTATGGGTTCCACACTATATCGGATATATGATGGAAAAATTGTAACAGTACCTTTAGTTAGAAATTTCTTAGGTATAGGAACGGTGTTCATATAACATCCATATGCACCACCGTTGTAGTCAGTATAATTTTCTAATTCAATCAATATTGTTAATTTTTTATCAAAGGGCAAAGGATTAAACCACCAATCGCAATCTTCATGAAAATCCCACTCATCATTTAATCCAAAATGTAAAATGTTACATTGATAAATCTTATTAATATCTAGTAAAAAATTACTATCATTGGCGTCTTTAACTAATTTCCATATCGGATCTATTATCCATGAATGGCTTATATCTTTATATTGATCAAAAATGTTGATAATATCCATTGAAGATCTATTATTATGATATCCAGTATATTTTTTTGTATATTTGTTAATTATTAAATCACAAATTTGCGGAGAAAAATAATTTTGATATTGTACCCAAGGAAATTTTTTGTAACTTATTACATGATGACTATTGTTTTTTCCAAAAATTGGTTCTTGTTGTTCAGTCATAATTCAGGCCTAACTTGCTTTCCGTCTATTTTTACTACTTTTTGTCCAGTTAACATTTTGATTGCGGCTTTGAAATGACCCATATTATATGCATATTCATTCCAACAGGTTTGAGCAAATTCTTGTCCTTTTAAGAACATACACGATCCTTGACATAGTTGTACAACTGGACAATGACTACATTCTTGTCTCCAAGACCAATGCTGGCTAGACTTAATACGTACATCCTCAAGGCTATCTAAATGTCCTGCAAGATGATCTCTTTCTAATCCTACATTTTGGCAAGTTAAAACATTGCCTTTCAAATCAACTGCAAGCTCGTCATCTCTATCCATTCCGCATTTTTGTCCAACCACTTGCCAAGGTTTTTTATAAAGGAGTGTGGCAAAAAATTCATTAAATTTATCAACAGATGAAATAACATTTAACAATGGTTTTGTGCCTTCTATACAACCATTGTAAACGCTATCTTCAAATTCTTGTAAAAATGTATAGTCAAACTTACCTGTCTTTTCATTTGTCGCAGTCTTAATATCATAGGCTTCGACAACTCCCTCTGCGTTTAATGGCACATTAGGATCATTCATTTTATCTTTAAACCATTGAACGGTAGCTTCAAAGTCCTTGTTAGCTTTTGTCCAAACAATAGTAAAACTGAATCCTAATTTTCCTTTTTTGCTTTTATCAATAAGTTGTTTTACCAATGCGTATTTTTTTGGATTATCAAGTGGATCTGGACCTCTTAAGTGATATCCTGGTCCATCGTGGCTCATAGCTATTCCGAAATTATATTTTTCAAAAAAGTCTACTTTTTCTTGTGTTAATAAACTTCCATTTGTAACAATTGTAAATTCTAAGTCATCACCCCATTTTTCACGTAAAATAGGAGTCAAGCGTTTAATTTGATTCCAATACAATAATGGTTCTCCTCCCCAAAATTCTACACTATGACATGTATCTTCTGGGAACCATTCGTCTAATTTTTCTATGAAAGTTTCTAAATCAGTTTGATCACTTTTTATTGCTTCTGGAACAAAACTACTTTGGCTACAATATTCACATTTATAATTACATTTCAATCCAAGTTGTATTTTTAATCTTCCAACTTCTCTAGTTTTTGTACCAGGATTGAAAAATGGATGGATAGGATCAATTGGCTGCATATGAAAATAGTCTTTCACTCCATAGACTTCCATGTCATTAATTTTCTTAATACCAATAGGATTTTTTTGATATACATCACTCCTATGTTCATCTACTAATTTAGATTGATGCGGCTTGTAGTAAAGTTTTTTACCATTTTCAAGGTGTAAAGTATATTCTAAATCTTTATCCATTATTTTTCCTTAGTTTTATATTATTAGCTAGATATCTTTTTCCAAATGCGTTAAAAAACTTATTGTATCCATATTTACCATAGAATATAGGCCACCCTTTTTTTTCTAGTTTTTTTAAATACCAGTCTTGAAATTGGGTAACATATTGCCAATATGGAGAATCTCTCCTAGAGCTTATACAATAGGCACCTTCAACATACGAAATATGGTTTTCAATCATATTTCTAAAACCAAAATTATATATTGATTGAAGCTTGTTACTTATTGTAAAATTATTATCTTTAAGTAATTTACAAAAAGATTCTAACATAAAAGATATAATGGTTAATGTTGTGCTTTCCAATGGTTCTATAAATACCGCAGCGCCTCCTATTTTCAAACTGTTTCTATTCCACGGATTAGGATTATAACGCGAAGGAAAACGTACTTCGTATAAATTTTCTAAACCATACCATTTATACATTTCTTTCTTTGCTTCTTCAATTGAAAGATATTTGGTTGAAAACACTCGCCCTACTCCTAGTTGATCTTGTAATGGAATCTCCCAACTCCATCCAACTGAATGTGCAAAAGTTTGTGTAAAATATCTTTTTTCTGAAAAAGGTATATGCCCTGCCAAAGCGTAATCATTAATAATAGCACGAGATGCTCTTATCCTAGAATCTTGCCCTCGGAAACCTCTGCAATCAACAACAAATTCATGTAGATTTGCAAGCAAAGAAGTATCTTTAACATGTTGATTAAAAATGTTTATATCTAATGTTTCACATTTTTGCAATAATAAGGGTTGTAATTTAGTGCTTTGTAAGTGATATGCATAAAGAGCAGACGAAGGTAAGTTATCTTCGTTGTAAGTAAAAATTTTATTTTCACAATCGATATCAGATGTTAAATGTTCATGACAAAAGGGAAAGATCCATTCGTGACCTTTATAATTCCAATTATTATGTTTTACATAAAATTTATAAGTTGCATTGCAATGGCTTATCCAGTCCTTGTTATCTCCAAAAACTGTATCAAAATATTTTGACAAGTACGGTTGGGTAGATTCCCCAACGATCAAAGGTTGCAGATTAGGATCACGATAAATTTCAACCTCTAAATCTTTACAAACAGACTTTATAAAAGTTGCAGCCATTAATCCTGCTGTTCCAGAGCCAACAACCTTTATTTTTTTAATTTCCATTTTAGATAGGATTGTTTATTTCATATACAGAAGAAAGATTTCCCTTACCATAAAGGTACACAATCTCTTTTCCTAAACTATATCCTCTTACAGGCGTTATCCTTGATTTATCAATCTTAAGTGGTAATTCTTTTAATTCCTGCTTTATGTCTTTTCTTTCTTCATTGCTTTTTGTTTTAATTAAAGTCCTTCTAAAAAGTATAAATGAGTTCATATTTCTTCAGATATTCTTTCTGTGTTAAAGTATTTGGTGATAAATTATTTTTTATAGCCAAAAAATAGCCTTGTAATGTTTTTAATTCATCTTTATCTATTGAGTCTTCAAGATTTTCGTTTCTAGTCTCAATATCGTAAAAATCAATACCATCCAAGACGAACAACCAATTTTGTAGGGTTAGTACAGATAAGTCAGGGTTATGAGGTTGATAATGAACAGGACTTCTATACCATTGACTTAACCGTAAAGAGATACTTTGATCAGTATAATCGTGTAAATCATAAGCAGCATTAAAGTCTTCTTCTGATAAAAGTTCAACTAATTGTCTCTTATCAATCCAAAATTCTGTATCATCCTTATTAGTGATAAAGTGTAGAAAAATAAAGTTAGCCAGCTCATTGGTTGCATCGGCAACATCGTTGTTATAAGCTAATCGATGATTAAACATAATATCATCATCCAAATCTAGCATTTCCCAATCATCAAAACTCTCAACCTCTTCCAAGATGTCAACCTGCTCATTATTATTATCTTTATCATTATCTAATGATTTTGCTTGGATTTGCTTAAAATTTTTAAGGACAGCAAAAAGTTGTGTTATCATAAATCCTAGGCTTGTTGCTTCTAATGGCTCTAAAAAACTTTGACTCAATCCAATAGCAATAACATTACCAAACCATGGTTGATCTAAATACCCAGCTTCGAATTTGATTTCTTTTTCTGTTTCAATAGCATTACCAAATATAGACTCTAATTCTTTTTTTGCTTCGTGTACTGAACAATAATTATCATCAAAAACGTAACCGTATCCAGTTTTATGCTGTAATGGTATTTTCCAAAGCCATCCATATTTTAATGCAATTGCTTCTGTCCAAGCTTCATCAAGTGTTTCTGAAACAGAAAACGGTATTGCGGTATTTGTAGTCAGATAATGATAGGGTATATACACTGGGCTTACTAGAGAGTCTATAGAACTATATTTTTGCATTATAATTCTACTAAAGCCTGTACAATCAAAAATAAAATCCACATCATGATATTGATATTCGTCTTCAACTCCTGTTATAATAGTGGTTGTATTGTAATCTATATCAACTTCTGTATCTGTAATGTGTTCTTCATAATATTTTACGCCAAGTTCGATACTTTTATTTTTAAAAAATTCACTTGTTTTATCTGCATCAAAATGTAAACTAATACCAGTTTGTTGAGAATAGTTTGTAAATTTTATAATTTCGTCAATATCTCTATCGGGAATTTGCTCCATAAACGGATTGACAAATTTTGAGTAATCTCCAGCAACGAAACATCCATTTAAATAATCGCTCTCAAGTTGATTGTTTAATTTTATTTTTTCAGTCTCGGTTCCTTGGATTCCATCATCTGCATAACTCTCTAGTTCTTTTTCAGTCTTGTCAGGCCAATATATGTCTTCAATTTTTAATAAACTACCTGTAAAAGGATGCACATATTCAGATTTTTTTTGATTCCAGTTTTTAAATTTTACACCTAATTTTACTGTAGCTCCAGTTTTCTGGAAAAACTCTTTCAAATCTATACCACATAGTTTGAAAAAATGCAAAAATATAGGCAATCCTCCTTCTCCTGTAATAAGTTTGTCAACTTCTTTACTACAAAATAAAGAAATTTCTAAATTAGGAAAGTTTTTTTTCATCCAATATGCTGTAATCCAGCCACTCAATCCTCCGCCGGCAACGGCAATTTTTTTAATTTCCATTATACATTCTCTATGTCGCTATAATCTTTGGGATTTTGTTTCATTATATTAAGGTTTTCGCTTTGATCTCGTGATGTTACATCTTTTGTCAAATAAACATATTCTTCATTATTCCAAGGAAGGTCCGGCTCATTAAAATTCAGCCTTATTAGATAAATTAAAAATTGTGCTTCTCTAGCAGAATTGAAAAATATTTCTTCTTTTCCTTTCAACACCACCACATGATTTAATTCTAATGTAGAATCATTATATACAAATGACATACTTGGTATTTTATTGGTATCTTCGGTATAACCTCCACAATAAAAGGCACACATTTCATTTGTTGTTTTATTGAGGGTATTTACCTTTTTATTGCTCCAGGCAGCAGCAGTATCGACTTCTAGCGTTATACTTGTAAGTGTAGCATCTGCGTAAGTAGTTTTCACTGCACTATAGATTTTTTGTAATAAAAGTAAAATATTAGAATAATTAGTTATTCCAATTTTTTTTGGTAGGTTAATTCGACTTATTTGTAATTCTTGCCGCGCATTAATAACATGTACAAGGCTCTGATGTTGTCTATGACAAAAGTTTATTATTTTTCGTTTATCTGCTTCAGTTAAGATATCATTTAAAAAATGCATTTTTATCCTAAAAATAATTTTCTAAAAGCATAAAAATTTAAAGGAGCTCTAAAAAGATATTTTTTTCTTTCTCTTTCATAATAATAAGCCTTGGCAAAAGTATTTAGGGCAAGATTACTTTTTTTAAGTTTATTTTTTTGATACCTGATTAACCATCTATCCCAAGCATTGGTAATACAATCAAAATCATCATTGTTTGAATTGAGTGCATTAACATTGAATGTAGATGCATTTAGATCAGGCAGTGTATGTTCTGATTCAACAAATGTATCTTGATACTGTTGTAAAAAGTTGCTAGAAACACCTTGAAACATTTCTAAATTGATATTAGATATATCAGTTATAATCTTCTGGTAATGATGCTGTAAACTACCTAAAATTATACTTCCATAAAACGATGCATCTTCTAAACATTTAGTTAGTGTACTTGGTAATGATACCGCCATAGTGACAAGCACATTGATATCATGAAAAGAAAAAGGTTCAAGGGCATATTTTTCTAAAGAAAAAAGCAGATAATTACTATAAGGTAAATCTGAGCTATTAATATCGTTTGATGCAAAATTAGATATAATAGTTCTAGGCCGTAAAGTGTTGATATCTTTGTAAGGTAAATCTAGTGATGTTGTAGTTTTTTGGAAAAAAATATTTTTCCTGCTAGTTAATTTAGGATCTGAAAATGTTATACAATCATTTCCAATAGTAACAGTAAATTTGTTTTTATTAAAATTTTCTTGCACATCCGGTTCAAAATAGATTCTATTACAAATATTGTTTGTATGAACAAAAGGTGGTAATAGGGCTAGTAAACTTTCATTATCTCCAAGAGTATCAATTACAAAATCAATTTTTTGTCCATTAATGGTAATCGTTGTGAAATTGTCATCTTGTCCAAAATTGATTTCTTCGTTAGTATTAGTTGATGTTATTATATCTGTAAGATTATCGGTATAATAGTTTTCTAATGGTATTTTAGAGTCTAATAATAAATTTAAACCTTCGATATCATGATTCCAAACTAAATGATCTATTGAATTGTTTAAGTTAGTTCTTGTCTTGCCTGCTATAAATTGATTTGATAGCCTCTGTATAAGCTCTATTCCATTTAAATCATCAGTATCTATATCTGAATCATAATGTGGAAAATCGTCGCCTGTTTGTAAAAATAAAAATAAATTTTCTAATAAATCTAAATCATTGTCAATTAGATAATGACAATATGATTGCAATGCTTCTGCTATAGAGATTTCAGATATTTTTGCTAAATCGCCTAGAACAGTTATCGTGGGTTGATTTTGATTTACTGTATTTCGCAAATTATTGCCTACTATATTTTGCATGTATTCAAACACTATATTTTCTATGCTACCTATGTTAGGTTCAGCAATCCTATACAGTGGTTTATCAATTAGATTTAGATATTCTATTGCTAAACCAAAGGTGGTAGTAGTTGCATTTAAATATTCTTGGATATTAATTCCAACTTGGCGAAGCAATTTAATGAAAGCTAACCCTGTTACAGGTTTTTCTAACCCTGTGTGAAAATGATTTTGAAAAGGTTGATTATTGGTAAAAATTGTAATATTCCAAGAAGGATTTTCTTTTTTAATTAAAAGATAAGAAAGTTTGCTTTCGATAGTATTACCAATTATCGCAATATGTTTCATATAAATTTATTTCCAGAACATGTAGCTGTAATATAACGTACAGGTTTGTCTGTTTTTACTTGCGAGATTGAATATCTAGTAAAGGCATCGATAATGACTGCACTACCTTTTTTCTTATAAAAAATATCATCTATTGGCTCACTATAACCGTCGCTGGTATGCAAATAAATTAAACCCCCAGTAGAATCATCTAATTTTTCATTAACATTTAGTATTGCAAATAACTTCCTATCAGTGAAATTATGATAAAAATGATTTAATTCTCTTCTTTCTGTGAGATATCCACCTTTAGGAATATCTTCTGTTCTTATACTATCAGTAAGACTTATGTCATATCCCCAATTTAATTGATTACTTCTTACAAAATAATAGTAAATAGCGTCTTCAAGATCGGAAACATAGCCTCCTCCATAAAATTTTGTAGCTACACCTAGTTTATCTGTAGTGCTTCCTGGTTTGACTTCTGCATCTTCTAATATTTTTTCGGCTGTTTCGATATAAGCTGCAAAAGCACCTGGAAAAACTATATGCGATTTTATCATATTTTACCTAAATTTTGGACCAATAATATGGCAATGTAAAAGTTGTCTTAGAGAAATTTTAGATGACTCAATTGAATAAGTTAAAAAACTAGGAAATATTAAAACCGATCCTTTTTTACCTGCAACAACTTGATTGTCTTGGTCGAAATGTATTTTTGCAACCGGAATATTAGGGTCATCGTTGTTAATAAAGGCAATAACAGACAATTTCCTATCATTTGGTTCGATTGAATATCGCAGTAAATCTTCATGCTTTCCGTATGAATAACCAGGCTTAAATGTTAGTAGAATCGGAGGCTTTTCAACTCCCCAAATATTATATCCAAAAAGTCTAGCATTTGCATCTAAAACATAATTCATTACCTTCGTTTCATAAAATTCTATTTCATCAGATAATTCTGTAATTTCGTAAGTAAAAAAATTATAACTTTTATCAATATAATTTGTCGTAACTTCATTATCTTGATTTGTAAGTGTAATACTTGATCCTATTTGCTTTTCTAATATTTGATCACACTCAGCATCTGTAAAAACCCTGTCGTAAATTTTATAAATTGGTTTAACATTTTCAAAATTATTTAATATCATAATTCACAAGAATTGTCATTGTTATTTTGTAGATCTTCTACTTTTTTGTTAAGTTGTTTTATTGACTCAAGTAATACTGGTATCATTTGTATATATGAAACAGCTTTATACTTTTCATTTTCAATGTTTACATATTCTATCATTTCAGGAAATATATCTTCAATTTCATCTGCTAAAAAGCCTATCTGTTCTAAAGGTATGTCTTCGTCAATTTTACCTTCCATTAACTCAGTTACGTTTAATCCTTTATCATTGTATTTAAACATAACACTTTGGATTTGGTTTATTTTATCGAGTACATTTGGTCCTAAACCTTCAATATCTGTCTTAAGTTTTTCGTCGCTCCAACATTTACATTTGCAGACGCACTTGCACTTACATTTGCATTTACAGATGCATTTGCATTTGCAATTACATTTACATTTACATTTACATTTGCATTTACATTTGCATTTACATTTGCATTTACAGGCACATTTGCATTTACAATTACAATTGGTGCTATACCTTACAGTAAGCGATCCTCCACTAGTGCCAGGAGTAGTTTCAAATTGATAAACTTTCCTTGCAGTTGAACCAGTATATTTGCTGTCACCAGTTGCTACAAAACTTATACTGTTTAATGTAGTTCTACGACTATTTACAGTTCCTGGCAAAACTGCTGTATCGAAGCTTGCACCATCAGCTTTGGTTCCTGCTTCTAAGTCAACTGTTTTATTTCCAATTTTTATTGCCATTTATTTTTTTTATCCATTACAAATTACCAATTGGCAGCTGGCATTAATTACCATTGCAAAATTTACAGTGACACTAGTGCAATTAGTGCCAGCAAAAACCTTACACTTATTTACTATATATCGTCCATAAGCAGCATCGTTCATGGTCCAACTATCAGTGTATGCAGTATAACCATCTGCTGCTGTAAAACTAGCAGGATAATTTTCTATAAAAAAAGCTAAATTATTTCCAAGACCGTAATCTACCGCTTCCCCATTACTATCGATTACCTCTGCATTACCTATAAAAAAAGCCATTAAATAAATCCTTTCAAGAACAGATCATACACACAGAAAAATTGTCTCCCCAATTAGGAAAAGCAACCCTATTAAGTGCTGCAACATTGTTTCGCCAAAATCCATATTCACCTTGACATTCACTATACGTACATGTAGCTGTGCGATTATAATTATAAATGATATAAATATCTCCGTTAAACGTTCCTTCGTCCCACGTGAAAGTACAAGTTACATTAGCAGAACAATTGGCTTGATTGCTCGTTGCTCTATAATACGCTATGCTACAGCATGTACCTAAGGCAGTGTTTGTGCCACTATTCACAATCACTCGGTTGATTGCTTTTGAATTAAAGTACCAATCAGAAGTAACAAATGGTGCAATTGCATCCCACTGGAGGCCTTCTCCATCTATTACCACAAGATTATTAATTTTAAAAGCCATTACCCTACCTTTATAATTTTTGTTGCCCAATTACTGAAATGCTTAAAGCCTGCCTTTATTACCATTAGATCGTTTGGATCTAAGTCTAAAGCTCTAATCTTAAATTGTCCTTGACCATTTACTAAATTTATTTTACTTTTAGCTAAGTACCCATTATTGGTTTTAACATATAAGTCTGTATCGTAATCATATAGTGTAATACCATCTGATGCAGCAGTTGTAGATAAAGTAACATTTATTATGCCAACTTCATTAGGTTGCAACATACTAGGTCCGTCTAAAATAATGTGAGGAATAGGTAAAGTAGAATAATCCGTGAGCATTGTTGGTGCATGGGTCAGTGTATTTAAATCAACATCTCCAGAAACACCAAATCCGTGCATCATACTAATATTACAATATAGGCTTGCAGCAGTAAAAGGCATAGTTTTTTCAAATAAAAATAAACTTAAAATCCTTTGTCGCCAAAATCTTGGTTTGCGTTTAACAATATTGTTATCAACAGTTTCGATTTGTGGATCAGTCTGGAACTGGTTCATTCTATCGTGCCTATTCCAGTTTATTTTAGTGTTGTGAGTAAATGTAAATTGGTTATATGGAATGTGCCAATTATGACCTGCAAAATTATAATCAAATGACCACAGCATACAATCTTTGTACTCTGGAATACATTCCTGATTAATACGTCTACCTTCATCTAAACTTTCTTGACTCAGAGCTGGTTCAGTAGCAAAATTATGTGTTGTATTCCTTGCAATAATACCTTCCGCAGCACGTTCAATTTGAGCTGCACCTACAAATTTTAACCATTTCCCCTCTAACTCTGACGCTATTAAATCTCCAAGGACAATCGAATATACATCTTGGTCATCTTGAGAAAATTCTAATTCTAACCGGTGTCTAGTTAGCAGTGGGTGATCACTAGAATCAATTAAGTTGAATGTATTAGCATCTACACCAGGAATATAATCTGGATCATTTACCAACACATCTTTAAACATCCTTACTGTTAGCATATCATCATCTATATCAACAATATAATGAATGGTGTCAAAAAATGTATATCTATACTGAAGTTGTTGTTCCATTTGAATTTCCTAATTTCTTTTCTAGTTCATCGATTTTTTTGTCCATTTGTTTTAACGCTGCAAGTAGAACAACTGTAATTTTTTGATATTCTAATTTTAAAAATTCAGTAGATCCTTTTCTTGCTACTAATTCAGGAAAATATTTTTCTACATCCTGCGCCAAAAGTCCTATTTCAATATTGTCCTTTTTATTAAATAAAACCTTTGCTTCATTATTCCATTTAAACTTAACAGGATTTACATTACGGACAAAATCCATACCATCTTCAATCTCCTCAAGTACATCTTTTAATCTTGCATCTGAAGTATATTCTGATGTGATATCACCTGTAGCATTAATATTACCAGTTGCTGCTTCAAAGTAGATTGTAGAATTTCCGGCACTATCTTTAACAATGATGTCATTGTTAGTTGCATTATCAAAGTACAAACCAGATTGGTTTGTACTTCCCCCAACACTATAATCCGTATGTTGAATTGCATCTGTAAATAATTTTTGTACAGATGGTTCAGCTTGTAGATCAATAGTAATGTTACCATCTAAATCACTTAGAGTATCAATATTGCTTCCGCCAATAAATTGTATTGTTTGCCCGCCTGAAACTGCCCTGACAGTTGAATCGTCTCCCGTAATCCTCCAAACGCCGCTTCCGTCACCTACCGCTGTATTTGCGAACGTGATTGTTTTGTTTACATTATCAAAGCTAATTCCAATTCCTGGACCAGGTATCCATGTTAATGGCTCATGTCCTGTTGCAACTAAATCAATTGCTCCTTCAGTTTCCCATGTCCTGAAAGATGCCATGCTAATTTTTACATCACGATTTCCCAAATCAGTGATGCTAAATCCACTTTCTTCATCAAACTTTATGGTTTTATTATCATCTACAACAGATTGCACGGTATCTACACTATCAACCGTGTTTACATCTATACCAGCAAAGATAGTCAGTGAGCCATTACTTGCACTCTGTGTATAGACGTTTGTATCGCCTATAATTGATAATGTATCCCCTGACCCTAATTCCCGTAAGACTGCATCGGTTCCAGTAAAATTAAAACTAAATGTTACATTTGAAATAGCATTATCAATATACAATTGTGTGATAGAATCGCTTGAAAGTAATAAACTAGACGTTGTTAATGCTCTTCCTATTGTACCATATTCTGTTTGCGTTAATGTTAGTGATCCGTCTGCTGCTAAAAAATATTCTTCATTAACAATTAAATTTTGTTGTCCAAAGGCAATTTGTCCATTTACATAAACCTGCCCGTCATTTGATGTAGCAATATTTTCTTTTGCTATTCCAATGTAATCATCTGCATTACTAGTCGTGGTTGTAAAAGATGTGTTATATACAACCACTTCGCCTGTACCAGTAGCTTGATTTTTGTAGGCTATATAAACTGCGTTATTTGTTGAATCAGTTGTGGCATGCGACTCATAATAAGGATTATCTACCAAATCTGGTGCATCTAGGTTCAGTGCAGTTTTAGAAGAATTCAGTGTGCTGCTTATTGCATCGCCATTACCATTGGATACATCTTTATATACAAACACAATGCGATTCGTGTTTCTTACAAATGTAAGTGTTAAATCGCTAACATTACCGTTATGAAAATCATTGACTCCATTTGCGCCAAAACCATTACCTATTACATTGACAACGACATAGCTTCCTTTTGTGTTTGTCGTATCTCTATAGGCAATTACGAGTTTATTCTCTTGTTGAACAATTGTGAGGGCAATTGTATCTTTTGATATAGTTGGTTCAATCGCTAGTTTGTCACTTGTGTTAAGCGTTAATATATTACCCGATATGCTTGCTGATAATAAGAACACCGGGCCTGCTGTTAATTTATAAGCTAAGATCATTAAATTTAAACTACTGTCAAAATCTAAAGAAAGTTCGCTGACAGCAACATTATCTATATCTTGGGCAGTTCCATACGTAAACAAAAGGCTACCATCTACTTCTCCTAGAAATGCTTTTGCTTTATTACTGTCACCATTATCGATATAGGTGATAAAAATTCTATTTTGTATTGGATCAAATTTAACGACAATATTATTATTACCAGCAGTAGCATTAAAAACGACAGGAGATTTCATAACTACCGACAATCCTGCTACTTCAACGACACGAGCAGTACCATTATAAAAAACCACAAAGCAATTTCTATTTGGAAGAAAAATAGAACTGGTAATATATCCAGTAGAATCTAATTGGACAGCACTACCAGTATCAATAGTTCCGTCATCTTTGAATTCTGCAACAACGATCTTAGTTTCATTGTTAGTTATATCATTATAGGTAACTATAGCTTTTTTATTATCATTATATGCTATAAAAATATCTTGATGATTTACAGTATTTTCAAATACCTTTGCTGTATTAGTTGTTCCTGCTGTATTGCTGTATGTAGCATAAACCGCTTCGATTTCACCATCTGATCGTAATGCTACAGGTTGTCCTTCCCTAACAAAGGAGTTTGCTGTAAATGTCGGAGACAGATCTGTGATGCCATAACCTGCAAAAGTGTTAGGTAAATTTAAAATTTTATCAAACGATGTCTCAGGAAATAATTGTATGTGAGTAGCACTTAAAGCTCTACCTGCAACTCCAAACTCAGTAGGTGTGGTAGACAATTGTCCATCAGCAGTGACATAATAAACTTCATTTGGTGTTAAATTTACTTGGGCTCTATCAACTGATCCTCTGAGATTTACTTTACCTTCTTCTCCAATTGTTGCATCATCATCGGCAATTCCAATAAATTTGTTAGCGTTTCCTCCAGCTGTAACCTCACTCGTAAAAATTGTTACTATGCCTTTGTATGTCAAATTCACATCAGCATAAGCAACTACAGTTTTATTTTGAGAAGCATCAAATACGCTATGGACGTAATCTACATCGTTGTTAGCACCATTTGCGAAAAGGAATTCATCTGTGAAAGTCATTGTGTAATTGTCTACATCAACAGTAGCAATTTTGATCTTCCCAATTGAATCAGCTGCATAAGAAATAACAAATCTAACTTTCTCTATGTCGTACACAACTGCAGTTTCAGTAACTGTTCCAGAATCAAATTCAAAAGGAGAACCAAAAGTAATAAGGCTTCCACTTAAACTACCTAAGACTGCATAACCTTTTGATGAATTACCTCCATCAACATAAGTTAGCAAAAATCTATCTAAAGTGTCGCTCCAAGCTAAACTGATATTAGTTACAGGTCCGCTATTATTAGAAAATACATAGTGTGGCCCAACACTGAAACTTGTGCCAGTTGCATCTGTCCATATTAAATTAGCATAACCATATCCAGTGGCACCGTCTTGATACACTAGTAAAGAAAAATCATCAGCTACAACGCCATCGCCTGGTACATTACTAACACTCGTAATATGAGACATTGTTTCAGCAGTGTTAATGCTCATACCCGACAAGTAACCCAATGTTACTGTATTTCCTATTACGGAAGCTAGTCTTACAAAACCTCTATTTGATTCCCCCCTATAGGAAATGACTAAAACACCTGCCAGTTCATCGTAAGTAATCGAATTATATATACCCTGGAAACCATTTGAAAATTCTATCGGAGTTCCGTAATTTATTATTTTTGTACTTGGATTATAAGTACCAACTACTACATATCCTTTATTAGAATTATTAACATCGGTGTACGCTATTGCAATTCTACTGCTTGGCATATATGTAACAGATACAAAATCAACTTCATCTTGGTAAAATAAAGCGCGGCCTCCGTAACTTGCCAAACCGTTACTAATCTCGCCTATCCGAGCGTAACCATAACCTGTTGTTGCTAGATTTTTATAAACTATTACATGCGTATTATCACTGTCATTATAAGCTGCAGCTAGATCGTATACTTCTTCACCAGTATCGTTAGCAAAGTTAATAGGAACTGAGTTGCTACTAGGCGTTAAGATGTCACCTCCTACAAATTGTCCTGTAGGTGTTATCTTATTATTTTGATCCGTTACAACTAACTCTCCTTTTGTTACAGCTTCACTAGCTTCATAGAATTTTTGATTATCACCAAGTGTTTCTTGTAAGCTATAGGTTCCGTCACCGTCTGATGTCAGAACTAAACCTTGAGTTGCGCTAGAACTTGTATCTACATCTGATAAACTAGTAAGGGAACCAGCTGTGAAGGTTTGGAAGGAAAACGATCCATCACCATCCGAAGCTAATACTTGTCCTAGTGTTGATGTTGCATCAACGTCAATTAATCCTGTAAGTGTTGTACTGACACTTGCTGCCCATGTAAAAGTACCATTTCCATTTGCATATAGAATATTATCTTGGGAAGGAGAATTAGTAATTTCAAGTAGATCACTAACATTGCCGGTAAACGCATCAGTAATTCCGTATCCTGCTATTGTAGTAGGTACGTTTAATAGACTCGTAAACTCTCCGTCGAAATGGGCTGCACTTACCGCAGCTATTTGGGCGTCAACATAAGTTTTAGTTGTATAGTTTACATTATTATTTAGAACATCTATATTATCATTAGGTTGTACTGCTGATTCTGCTAAATTTCCTTGTGTATTTGTAGCTGCATCAGTTATTCCATATCCAGCTAGTGTAGTTGGAAGGTTTAGCAAACTGCTGAACTGAGCATCAAATGCAGTAGCAGCGAGTTGGTATGGTGATAAATCTGGACCTTCAATCGTTAAGTTGCCTTCACTATCACTATAAGTTGCTATATTTCTAATTCCAGAAAATTTAATACTTTCTGTTATAGGAACCGAAATTATTGTACTATCGTCAGCTGCTATCTTAATAGGAATACTAGAAAAATCAACGTCGATACGGATGTCGTTTAGGTTATCCCTTGTAAGATTTATTCCCCAACCTTCTTTCAGCTGTATGTTTGTAGGTAAGGATGTATCAACCGATGCTGCATAACTTGTAATAACATCTACACTATTGGCAACATTGCTCCTAACTTCTACTTTTGTATTATAGCCTAGTACTAATTTTTCACCAGTTGACACCGCTCTCAAACTAGTTCGGTTAGGCAATAAGACGTTTTTTAGGTAATAGGCACCATTTATCACGATGTCAACTGTAATAATCAAATCTGTGACATTAGTCAAACTCAACCCTATTAAGGTATATCTTTCAAATGCGGTTGAGGAAAGGACTTCTGTTAACTCTGTGCCTATATTTTTTACTACTCTATTACCAATTACTGCCATAAAATTTCCTATTACCAGTATTTATTTGTTATCCAAAAGCCATTATCTGCAAAAATATATCGTCCTCTTCAAATATGATAGCATTTTCAGCCTGGTTGACTCTAAGATATGCTCCCCCAAATGTATCATATGACGATGGGGTATCAATCATAGCCCTAAAATTTGTTACTCCATCTACAGCATTTCCTGTAATTTGGGTATTTAATTTGTTAACTAATTGTTGATAGCTAATTGCGTAAAGACGTTCGTTTGCAAAATCTCTAACCATGAATTCATCACCTGATGAAATATCAGGTAGTAAATTTGTTTCTGTGATGTCATCTAAATTTGCAATAATTTTGTCATTGACACCTAATGTAACAATTGGTCCAGTATCAGAACTTACTCGCTCAATACCTTCTGTTGGAGCAAAATCAGCAGGCAAATCTGGCCTGACATTTGAAGGGTCAAATTTACGAAGTTCAAATACACCATTACCTACATCAATTGCACCTAAAAAAGTAGTATTTGTGCCAGTTGTTTCTAGCTCAGTTGCTGTAGTTTGATTTATCACAGCATCAACAGTTAATGCAGTTGTAATAGCAGTTTTACCAGTGCCAGTAACATGTCCTGATATTGTAATGTCTTGGTTTTCTTGTAGGTATGTGTTAGTATCTATTGTAATTATAGCATTTTGTCTTACTAAAAAACCATCAGTAGTAAAATCCGATTCTCTTAAAGAATCTCCTGACAATAATAATTGGAATTTATATGCCGTGTTAGCTGGATTTTGTTGGAACGCAACTCTTTCTAAAACGACATAGGTAGAACCTTGATATACAAGTATATCGCCTTTATAATAACCTTCGTAGCTCGTTGGATCATATTCTCCTACCCAGTCAAAACCTTGGACTAAAAGTTCCCAAGAACTATTAATACTTCCGTCTGCATTTACAGGAATATTAGTTGTAGTTTCTGCAGTAACAACGTAAGTAGAGCCATGGAATACAACTGTATCACTCAGTTCATAAATTGTGTTTGCCGTCCATTGTCCTTTTGGATCTAACCTTCCATCTAGTCTATCAAATTTATCAGGATCAGTTTCCGGATTTTCTCCCGGCGAAACTACATCAACTGCTAACCATAGTGTACCATCATAGGTAACCATATCGCCTGGATCTAAATTTTGTGTGCTGTCAAAATCAGGCACATAATTTCCAAATCCTTTAGCTAAAATTTGCCAATATCCTGCATTGTTGTTATAATCAACTAAAGGAGTTGGTCTGCCAGTAGGTACTTCTGTAAGGGCAATAAATGTATTAGGACCGTACTTTACAATTTGATTTTCATAGTAAATTAGATCAGATGTTTGATTTGGTCCACCGTCACTCCATTGTCCTACAAACTGTACACCGGTTGTAATCTGTAAAAAACTTGCTTGCCCATTTACAGTAGGAGGCCTATTACCAGTGTCGCTATCGTCTACCACAACTGATGTTGCTGTTACTACATAAAGAGATCCGCCATATGTAACAGCATCAAAAAATTCTAACGTGCTTCCATTAAGGGTAGAAAATTCTCCCTTAAATACCATTCGCACTCTACCAAGATTAAGTGTAGCCATAAATTATATTCCATCACTCAGTACAAATTCTCCATTATTATTAATGAAAGCATTGTTTTCTGTAAATGTATCCACATGAGTTAATATTAAATCACCGTCGTTATCTATACTCATGTCTATAATAACTCCTAATAAATCACCCCCACCAGGAGGAGCAGATGAATCTGCTCCTGGTATCCATTCATATCCATTCCATTTCAGGACATCACCAACTTCTACTGAACTATCGTATGCAACATCAAATAAATCATTAAGGCCTCTTGCTGTACTATCTGCATCAGGTACCCATTGGGTTCCATTCCAAGTTAATGTGTCACCTATTTGTACATCAGCTTCATTATATGATACATCAGTTAATTCATTTAAATTAGTTGCGCCTCCAGTACCTCCGCCAGTTGCAGATAATGTGATAGTTTGATATGGAGATCCATTAGGATCTAACGCAATATTAATTCCTGCACCAGCAACAAATTCGACTACATCTAAACCAGTTGCAACTAAATCTTGTGACCCAACTGATTTCCAAGTTTTGAATGTAGAATTCATTTGGACTTTTACAATACCAGATCCTAAGTCAACTACATCAAATCCGCTATCAGTATCAAACCTTATTGCTGTAACATCAGTTGTATTACTTAGGAGAGTATTATTAGTATCGACTACACCAACTGATAACGGAGTTGGCTTGTCTGTTAGATCATTATAGCTGCCACTAAACAATGTAGGTAGATTTGTTAAGTCATTATAATCACCACTAAACAGAGTTGGTTTATCTGTTAGATCATTATAGCTGCCACTAAACAATGTAGGTAGATTTGTTAAGTCATTATAATCACCACTAAACAGAGTTGGTTTATCTGTTAGATCATTATAGCTGCCACTAAATGCATTTGAAATTAGTTGGTATATTGATAAGTCTGGAGTGTTTATTAGATTATTATAATCGCCATCAAATACAGTTTGATCTACAAATTCAAGACCACTAGCATCTAGCTTAACTTTAACAAAGTAACCTTCTGATCCAATATAGGTACTAGGAGTATCAAACAATTGTCTAAAAATTGTAGCGCCACCGCCACCTCCAGCACCTAAGGGAATACCACCTGGTGTTGTGCCATCAGATAGCCTAAGTTCTCCTGTATCAGGATCAAAGAAGATATTTCCAATTTCACCTATAAAGGTATTAAGAGTGGTCTTTTTGACAAGACCGGCTTTGATTTTCCTAATGCCTGCCAATTAATTCTCCTTAGGCAATTTCGTCTTCTTCTGGCTCGTCTAGAAGTTGTGCTGATACAATAGTTGGCTTACCTTGTTCTGCTTTTTTAAGTTCTAATTCTTGTTGTTGTGGACTTACAAACACAGGTGGTGCATCGTCAGCTTCAGGCTCATCCTGTGCTCCAGGCATATCTACTTCAGGATCACCGTCACCGTTTATTTTAATGTTAATAGGTACATTTATTGTAAATTCTCTTGCTCTCATACTTTAACCTTTTTTAATATTTATCCTGTTATATTTCTGTCCAAATCGCTGCACATGATATACGTGAAATATTCTGTGAGCTGCTTACTGCGATATTGATTGCACTACCTGGAGGTATCCTTACTTCTAATTCATTTACAGCTAATATAGCACTACCATTGATAGGTAAAACAAATTCTGCCAACGGATGCTCGTTTGTAATGGTATAAATTCCTTTATCTTTATCTAATATACAACAACTGTAATCAGCTATCTTATAGTATTCATGCGGTATACTTTTAGTTCCATCTAAAAACAAATAAACGATTAATGGATCGTTGCCTTGATATGCTAAACTTATTTTCTTAAGTATTGCTTCTCGTAAATTTATTTTATTTTGATATATTAAACGATTTTTTACAGTCAATATATTGTGTATTGTATTATTCGTAAGGTTTGAAAGTATATTTGATCCTGCTGTTGAGTAATTAGAATCTAACTTGTAACCTTCTAGTGCTGCCATCATGCTAGCACCCGTGATATGACTATCTGTTCCTGTGTTGGCAGATAAATTAGCAGCAATAAATCCTATCTTAAAACTAGGATTGTCAAGGTGTACGTCTGTATTCCTATTACTAAATAATTCTTGATGGAAAAATATCATTTCGCCATTGTCTGGATTTTCAAATGAGTATTTTATAATGCCTGCTCCAAGCCATCTAAATTGTATTTGAAATATATTAATTTTTGTTGTATCTAACAAAACTCCAGAAGGTCCATTTCCATCTAATGTGTCAACATTGAAGTCAGCTTGATAAGTCCAGTTTGTTACATCATTAACACCTGTTTGCACCGAACTGAAAGTTGCAGCCGATCCTCCTGAAGTTGCAGTATATGAAAATACCCCTGCTTGTGCTCCTAGTGAGGTAG